TCCATCCGCAGTCAGCCCGTGATTGCTCTGCCAGGTCTTGGTTGCCGATTCCGTGCCGCTGCCGAAGATGCCGTCCGCCGCCGCGCCGATGATGATCTGCCATACCTTTACCGCGTTGCCCTTACTACCCTTTTTGATCGTCTTCATGTTGTAATCCTCCGTATTCTGATTCTGTGCCGGTGCCGCCGTGCCGCTTACCGGCTTGTTAAACAATGCCTGCTCTGCCGCCCGGCGCCGCCTTAATCCTGCCAGCACCTTGCCGTTGGCTTTGCAATACTGTGTCATTGCCTGTGCAATCTGCGCCGCTGTTCTTCCTTTGCAAAGCTTCCGGAGGTTCCCGGCTCCCAGATTAAATGCGAAGCTGACCAGCGCATCAAACTGATTCTGGTTGAGATTTGCGGTGATCGGAACGCATACAGGATTGTTGACGTATCCCTCAAACTTCGCAATGTCCTGCTGCAGATATGCGTCCGCCTGCGCCTGTGTGATTGTCATGCCGCTATGTACGCCCGCCGTGTGACCGTACCCGATGGTCCATACACCGGCGGCGCACCGGTATGCTGCCAGTCTGCATCCCTCGTACTGCTTGATAAGGCCAAGTCCTGCCTGTCCAATTCTTTTGTTCGCCATAAATTATCCCTCCACTTCCGGAATTCCTGCAACAGACGTGAGCAGCGACACAACACCCGCCACAATCGCGGATGATACTACCATCTTCCAATCTACTGCCGAGATTACTGCTCCGGTACCGATTACTGCAACCGCAGTCTGTGCCATCGTCTTAAGCGCCCTGATGCCCGCGGCTTTCGCCCATTTCTGCGTGTCTACTGATACTCTGAGTACACAATTTTTCAACATACTACTTTCCCTCCTCTAAGTCCGTAATGCGGTGATTGATAACTTTTACCTGCTCCTCGATGACCGGCACACGCTGCGCGAAGTTGTTGTGCATCCTTACCTCTCTGGTAAGCTCGTCCAACTTGCAGTCCGTGACCGCCTGCGCCATCTCAAGTTTGTGATCCGTCTTTTTCTGACCACTGCTGACCGTCATTACCGTACCGATCAGCGTCAGTCCGCCTGTAATAAGTGCTGTGATGATTGATTCCATATCCTTATCCTCTCTTTCCTTATAATAAGTATAAAACACTGCTTATGCAGGTTTGTGCCAACTATAAAATCTGTGATGCAAGATTATTGATCTGTTCCTGCTGCGCATCAATCTGTGCCTGCTGGATCTGTACCATCTTTATGAGATGTGGCACCAGCTTGGAATAATCAATACCAATGCCCTGAATAGCTGCGGCATCATCGTCAGCGCAGTCAACATCTCCATTGACACAAGACGGGATTAGTTTTGCCATATCCTCCGCGATGCAACCGAAACATCCATCCGGCATATCGGGGTTGATGTAGTCATACGATTTAACCTCTACGTGCAATAACTTCTTGGCTTCCTCATCAGTCATATCCTCGATATTTTTCTTGACGCGTCTGGATGAGGACTGTGTAAAAGCGGATGCATAGATCGGCGCTCGGGCACTGTTATTGCCGTTGGAAACATAAAACGCGCCGTTTGTGGCAAGGTACATATCACCGCCATCATTTTGTACCAAAAGCCGACCGTACATGTTGCTTCCGGCTCCAACCAAGGCGATACCTGTTAATTGAGATGACATACTTTTAAATGCTACGCATCCCGCCGCATTAAAATCTCCCATATAGCAATCATCACCAACGGGATTCCACGTACTGTTGGCAAATCCAACCGCTCTGGCAAATCCAATCGGCCCAGTAAATGTGCCGCCAGTTACAGGCATCTTTGTGTTATCGCGAGCCGATCCGTTTGCCAGCAGTCTTCCTTGATTAGCGGATAAACTGTCTGTGGCGGAACTGGACGTCAAATTGTCCTGCACCGGGCGCCATGTATTCGCCGGTATTGTCGGTTTATTGCTTAAATCATCATAGCTACCTGAAAAAGCCACTGGCTTAAGATCAGACAGCCACTTTGCAATCTTACTAAATAGCGCAGACAACTTCTCGCCAGTGGTTATGTTGGCGCGCTCCGCCGCCGCCGAAAAAGTCACCGTCGTGTCCGAAGCATCCCCATCCTCGGCTACTGCCCCAATGTTTGTCGCCGACAGACTTACATTCCCACGGCGGTAGACAGTCTCCTTTGCCCCCTTAACACCCGTCACCGGAGTACCCGCTAGTACATCCCACTTGCCGTCTGATGTCTTGTAGATATTTGCACCGGCAGGAATTACATTCCCAGATCCCTCTTTAAAATCATCTGTGGTCGTAAATTCGTCTGAAATATTAAACATCCAGCCTGCATTGACATCCGCAAGCGCCGGAAGATCCGCAAAAGCACATGTGCCATGCGGCTGCAATCCACCTTTTAGTCCCTCTGATACGTCTTTTGCCTGCTGATAATAATATTTAGCATTATCAGAGTCTTCGCCCTCCCGGCTGCCGGTACCGCCAACGGCATAGCTTTCCGCCTTGGTTGCGCTTGCCGCCGCATCTGCCCGGCTTGTTTCTGCCTTTGCCGCTTCCACCTTAATCTTGGCAAGATAATTTGGCTCCAAGTGCTTTTCCTCGATGCTTCCCTCTTTTACAACGGCTGATACCTTGCCGTCCGTACCGATGGTAAAAGCCACTGTATCAGTGTCCAAAAACTCATACTGCGTAATCAGCGCCGACAAATCTATGTACTGCTTCGTGCCATCGATCAGAGTAAGCATGATCTGCTCCGTGGTCGGGTCATAGTCAAAGTTGACGGCGATTTTCTCCATCTGCGTGTCGATCGTAACCTTTGAACCATTCTTTTTTGTGATCGTGATGATTCCGGTCAACTCCTCAAAGGTCACATCCGACACAAGAGTTGCCACCTCTGTTTTCGTGGCTTTTGTGGTATCCAGAGTAATCACACGGTCGTCAATGGTATCTGTGGCACTGTCCAGATTGTTGAGATTCGCTTCATTCAAAGGCGTAGCATCGCTCGGGTAATTCTCCCAGTTGATACGTTTATATGCTTTATTCATGATCCTCACTCTCCTTTTTAAGATTTTCCTGCATCTGCTCCCGCTCGGCGATAACGTGCCGGTTTGCTTCCGCTTCTACCTGGTGCAAAATATCCTTAAGTACCAGATGCTTAACCTCAATCGGAATATCAACACTTGCATTGATAAAATTGATAATGTCATTCTCAAACTCACGAATTTTTGCATTGACCATTTTCTCATCCTACTTTCTTTTTTAATTCTTCTAGTGCCTCTTGCTGTAACTGTACTGCAGCGATCAGATCAGCGATCAGTTCCGTTTTGTCAAGCGCATAATAGGTATTGCCATCCGGATCTGGATTCTCGGAGCAAATCGCCCAGTCTTCATCTCCAATCGCAGTCAGTACCTCCTGTGCAATCAGACCATGCCGGTAATGTCCCGCGGCGTCATAGTTATAAATAAATCGGCACGGACGCAGAGACTGTATAAGCACTGCGCTCTTCTCCCGGTCAAGGGATTCTATACCGTGTTTTAGACGCTTGTCCGAATAGGTTTCCCAGCCGTAGGACGAGATTCCTTTTCCACTTGAGAGCATTTGCGCTATGGTGTTTGCCGACGTGTCGCGCACCGTCACATCAGAGTAACTTGCCGTGAGTTCACGCGTATCTGCCGCCGACCGCAAACCATCTGTTCCCATCTGCACAAGAGTTCCTTCCCGTTTCAATTCAACCAAGTTGCCCGTACTCTCTGCCGCGTCAATATGCACATACCCACCGGTCATCTCCACAGATCCCCTGAGTTCCAACAAATCAGCTCTAATCTTTAATTCCTCTGCTGACTGGTTAATTTCCGAAACGACACTGTCCCGGGAAACTTTGCTTGTGATCCCCTCTGCATTGACCTGTATTGCCGCCGCAAGCTGTCCCTCTTTTTCTGTTGCCCTGTTGACCTCTGCAGTAATGCTCTCTGCCGTCTGGCTGATCTTACTGGATAGCGTACCCTCGGCGCTCGTCGCCCGGTTGACCTCGGCTGTGATGCTACTCGCATTCTGGGTAATCCGTGATGATAACCCATCTGTGGTATTTTTTACCTCTGCCCGGATTTCTGATGCTGTCTGTGTAATCTGTGACTGCAAGCCCTTTTCCACATCAACGATTGTCGACTTTGTTTCCTCGATTGACCGTTCCAGCGTGTTGCTCTTGCCTTTCAGCTGCAATATGCTCCGCTGCATTCCGTTGACCTTACTCGTC